GCTCCCTGTGTTATATCGAGATAACAGCACATCAGTCGGCTTTAAGGATAATATTAGAGACATTATCCTAAGGAAGATTGTTTAGTAATTATTTATAAAGGCCTGCTATCAAATAAAGATTTAGCAGTGACCTTACATTGCTTAATCTTGCGGATCAACATTTCGTTGAATCCAATTGATTTAATAGCTTTAATCAAATTCCTATTTATTGGGTTAGGAAGTTCAACCCCGTCATCAATTTCTGGTATAGAAATTGTATGCATATCTATAACTGTGAGAGCCTTTTTCGCAGTTATAAATAAGCTTTCGAGAGTTTCAATCTCCTGACCACTGTAAGATGTCTGTCCTGGAGAGCGTTGGATATTATCTAATATCTCTTTCTCTTCCATGATAACTTCTTGCACTTTTGACCTTTGGGTTATTAAAATCTTGACAATCACTTGGTATATTGGATACTTTAAGAAGAAACTATCTGAAATACCTTCTTTTAGATTACTACTTAAAATATTCCAATTTATATCTACAGTGATTCGTCTATTCACTTGGTTTGTTATAACTGAGTTAATGAAAGTAAGTCCTTCTTTCTGAAATACAGATAATATTGCTTTATCACTTTTCTGTAAAGATTTGTAATGGCAATTCTTAATCTTAGATATTAAAATCTGACAATATATGTCATTACTTGGATCTAAATCCGGGTAAAGGATTTTAAGCTTATCTATAATGGTATTATTTTTAAATAATATATTAAAATAATTGACTGGTACATTGATACCATTGTATTTGTTAGGTAATAACATTCAGAAATATAAAGTTGTATAAGTCTCTGATAAAGCATCTCTATTTTTAGATGCTTCTCTAGGTACTAATTCACCTTTCTGATCATACTCGTTTTTATGAAAAGTATATAAAACCAACTCATTCAAATCAAAGTCAAGATCAAGGTATAATAAAGCTCTAACAAAACCGTATAATTGTTGTTTTGGATTATTTAAGAATTTACCTGCTAGTCTAGGTGATAGAGGTTTAAATACCTCTCCTTTAACGACAAATCGTTTAAGATATTCACCGAAAACTCCTTTAGGATTATTTTCTGAACTACTTTTGTACGATTTCTCCCAATTTATTTGTAAATTTAAACCTTTAGCAATTTCTAGGAAAGCATTATACACATGGGGACAAGCAAATTCACTATCATCTCCACAAATGGAGAAATGGTTCATTTTTGTCTCTGAATTATCTTTTAAAGCATTTATTTCTGCTTGCTTACCTATTATTAATAAAGTTATATGCATTATTGGCCATGATGATTTAGCTCCCATAGGTTGTCCGAGTTTATAAGTTACTGGTTCTTCTTTATCAAAGGAATGAACATTAAATTTTCTATTTAACGAAATAACTTTACTTCATAAATCACCAACATCACTTATATTATATGCTTTAAGTATGACTCTATCTACAACAGTTTTGAGTAGATTTAGATATAAATAATCTGTAGCATTTCTTAAATCAAAAGTGCCTAAAAAGCCAGTGTTTTGAGATAATTCATAGATATAATGGAAAGACTTATCTTGGTCAAAATGAGCCGAGATAGGTTCCATACTTTTGGACATATTTGTTAAAACATCATGGATTGGATTGAGCACGGTTTGGCTAAATGAGTCTAATTCAGCTACAACTCTCCACTTTCCTCCAGGTTCTGGAAATATAAACAATTTAGAGTGTGTCAATTGTGATATACTTTCTGATTCTTTATGCTCGATATCGAGTTCATACCCTGCTAAGTTAATTACTGACTCTTTAATATTTGTTATTTTAAATAACTCGCCTAATTGGACGATTAAATCCAATAATTCCGGATCTTTAAGTAGTGCCTTTGAGTCACTAGGCATTGTGAGCATCGCGGGTCCACCATTAGGTCCTGACGAACTAGTTATATGTAAAGACTTATGTTGAAATATATCATTAGTTTCTAGTGTAGGAATACTAGTATTCTCTAAGATTTGATCAATGATTAGATCTAAATCCGGTAAAAATTCCGAGACCTTTTCAGGTTCAAGATTAGTTATTCCTTCACCCTTTACGGATGACAATACTTTAGATAGAATTAAATTATCAACTTTATTACTGGTAACCAGTATACCTCTATGAGAATATAATAGGCTTGATAGCCATTTAAATAAAATTAAAACAACTGAGCCAGTGCTCTTAAATATAAGATTACATAATTTATTGTAATTATTAATTAAATCATTAATGTCTGTTGTTATTTCAACGGAAATATTATAAAGGTCATTTTTCTGTACCTTTCTGAGTCCCATCATCTTACTTAAATCTATTTTAGATTCTTTAATTATTATTTTAATAGTTTCATTGTCTAAGGTATAATTTTCAAATTTTTCATTTGACATACATATATTTAAGTGGTGAAGAAGTTCTTTAAGAATTAAAACTGAGCTACTTGTATTTATGGTGTTTAATCTAATTTGATGGGCTATGCCTTCTAACTGAGAAGGATCATTTGAAGTTTCTGGCATTAGTAAAATAATTAAACGTTTTATTAAGTCAGGATCTTGTTTCATTAAACTAACTATTATGAGTTTAGTGAATTTATTAATAAATAGTGATAATTCACTTTTAATTTGGATATCGGTAAAACGATCGATATTAATCAACATCTTTTCTGTTAAGTATAACAGATAACATGATATCGAACTGTTAGGATGCATTTTCGACCTAAGCCTCATACGATCCTCATTTAAGTACTCTAACACGAGAGTCAGCGTTTTCGATTTAGATTTATTTCCTCTAGTCGAAGTAATTTGATCACATTCAGTGATTATAAAGTTATTAAGTTTTTCTATGATAGACTTATCTATTATTTGTTTTTTAATGAAATTACTATTCGTAACGCTTTGGAAGTTGTTTAAATTTGCTATTTTAATGTAATTTATCATATAATTTTATATTTGTGAAAGTTGGGCATTTCAGGCCTTTATATTAATTTAGTTTAGTTTAATCTTGTTATATTGGAAAATCAAAACTTCTTAAATTCATGTGCAGTTCAAAACTGTCAATTGTAATCCTTCAACTAGTTTAATGTTTTTTACCGGTTTAGAACTAATCCTGTAAACTCTCGTTAACATTAATAGAATAGTTGTAAAAATCCCCCTGAAGATCTTTCATTAATGAAAGAAGTTATAAGAAATTATAGCTGGCTTAGCTTAGGTTGCTTTGCCGAAACCACATGTGTCCTTGAATAGGATGAAGTTTGGTAGGGTTTAATTAACAAGAAACTATAAGAATAAATGTGTTGGTAGCTATTAATCGTCTTATCATCTAGAAGGAAAACTAGTGTGTACAGAT